GAGAACATCATGTTCAGTGTGACGCGTTACGGTCATCTTGTTTAATTATTTATAAAAATCGTGTGACTTAAGTCAAAACTTTTATCTCAATCATTATAAGATGGTTTTATCATTACAGGATATACCCAAAAAGATTCAGTATATTGTCGTCGATTCTGAATATGTAAACGGAACGAACAATACATTTTCACTTGACCTCACACTCAAATCGAATACACACGTAGAAGATTCTAGTAGAGTTCTCGGTATAAAAATGGTGGACTTTTACGTTACTGAAATAGGAGAAGCAAATCCAAATTCCGATTCTCACGTATCAGACATCGCAAAGTATATCGATATCATTTGTCCAGAAATTCCACAAGTCGCACAAATGCTCGATGAACGTAATAGTCAAATATTTGCGCGAATACCATTAGAAAGACATTATAGTCACGGTTCTCACTCGGCAATACGAGATAAACAATGGAAACCTTACGAAAGAAAAACAAATTATTTTAACCCCATTTCAATTAAAAAAATGAACTTCACAATAAACGAATATCAATCGAATGGATCGTACGTGTTACTTCAACCCGACGCAAAATGGTACATGGTTCTCGAAATTACGACAGTTGATATCAAAGAAAAACCAATTAACAAAGAAGCTCAAATTCTAGAAGCACTTTACGCACTCATAGGTAAAATAGATATGTTAAATAATAATGTGACAAAGCTTCCAAATAAAGAAGAAGCCGCTAAAATTGTTCAACTTTCGGAAAAGAAAAAATACTCATTCAATTACATCTTACTCACACTTTGTACGGTAGTAGGTGGTTACATATACTATGTAAATAAAACCAGGCCTAGTATTCCCATCTAAAATCCATTCGTTATGATACCATCGACATAATACCTATACATATACTCAAGTTCTTTGTCTTCTTTGTGTGTATACGTATACACGCGAATGTTATGTAATTTACAATACCAAATAAACTCGTCATCTAGACAGGTCCAGTGAACTATAACAGCTGATAAACCACGTGTTATTGTTCTAAATTCTTCTCTATTGAACGTTGTCTCGAATGTTGATCCCAATTTAAACATTCGAGGTAAATCATATAAAATTTTTCTATTGAAACTACAAAAATACACATGTTCGATCGATCTTGAACTGTAAAACTTTACCAATTCATGTGCTATAGTCTTATCAACCCCTTTGATGTCGATGATTAATAACACAGATTCAATAGATGGAATTTCATCATAGACATCTTGTAAAGTACACACACCGTGTTCCCGGAGTGTATCCAATGACATGTCACATATAAAATGATTACCTAAATATACGTCGTGATACAGTACAATTTCACCGGTCGCACATAACTGTACGTCTATTTCCACACCGTCATACTCCCTGTGTATAGCTTCTTTTATGGCTTCTTTGCTGTTATCCCTGAACTGCAGCGAATACCCCCGGTGAGCGATGACCTTCATTAATAATATCATAGAAATATATGGGGGGTAGGAAGTGTCGCCGAGAAAAATTATCACCGTGTTCATTTGAAACAGAATACCAAGAAGAACAGTTTGATATGGATTTGGAGATACCATCCATGGTTCCTAAAAATGAAAATCAAAAGAAATATAACAGGGTGCTGTACAGTAACAAACCTATGATTTTCGCCACGGGACCAGCGGGTACTGGAAAAACCATGCTTGCGTGTTATGCCGCTATAAATGGATTAAATGATGACGCATACAATAAAATAATCCTTACAAGACCCACTGTATCCGTAGAAGAAGATATCGGATATTTACCAGGTACGTTAGAAGAAAAGATGGATCCATGGACTAGACCCATCTTAGATATATTTTCAGAATTTTATACACAAAATCAAATACAGTACATGTTGAAAGAAAAAACGATAGAAATATGCCCACTCGCGTACATGCGGGGTAGAACGTTTAAAAACGCCTATATAATCGCGGACGAAATGCAGAATTCGACACCGAATCAGATGAAAATGTTACTCACGCGTATAGGTGAAAACAGTAAAATGGTTATCACCGGAGATTTGAATCAACATGATAGAAAATATGAAGAAAATGGTTTGAAAGATATATTCGAAAAACTAAATAATAAAACGTATAAGCGAATTGAGTGTATCACTTTCGATCACGAAGATATAGAAAGAAGTCCGATCGTCAAAGATATTTTAGATATTTACGGAGATTTAAAAAAATGAAACGTTATATAAAAAAATGTACGGTGTAGGCATCTCCCAAAATTTGGGTATTGAGAGGATTACATTGAATGGTAAAAATCACACACTGTTTAAAAATTCAAATGGTAAAATCGCCATGGTCGATTCAATTTGTCCACATAGAGGTGCCAACCTATGTAATGGAAAAATAAAGGGTAATAATATTCAATGTCCATATCATGGTTGGGAATACGACACAAAAGGTAAATTGAAAAACGTTCCATCCATGAATGGTTTGCCAATGAATGGTGATTTAGAAACATATTCAGTTGTCGAAAATGGTGGGTTTATATGGAACACAAAAAAGGCTGATAATCTTCCCACACAATATTGTCAAGAATTGTTCGACCCCGACTGGGTAAAGGTATACGGTTCAAAAGAACTTGACGGAAATATTTATGATTGGATTTTAAACGCAACAGATATCTCTCATATTAATTTTGTTCATAATTTTGCCGACGAAGATAACGGTATCGTAAAAAATACAAAGATTGAAACGTTCGACGATTATGTAGACTGTTTTGCCACCGTCCAACCCAAGGCATCATCTAAACTTACGGAGCATATGCAACCAAAGAATGGTTCACAAATTCATAGTAGATTTGTCTCACCGGCAACTTCGATTATTCGAATTAAACTAAAATCTCCGTATGAATTTATTACATTTAGTACACTCGCACCTATCGACGCAAAACACACAAAAATGTCATGGTGTATGCTATACCCAAAAACACCCCTGATGAACAATCCAATCATTTACTCCCGTTTCTATAACAAAATGTTTGAAACTGTGGCACAAGATGAGGCAATTATCAGAAGTGTTGAATGGGTACCTCTGATTATTAACGCACAATGTGATATTTTCCAACTCAAAGCATTGGAGTTACTCCAAAAATAAACTAATCTTCACCCTGTATTTTCTTAACTTTTTCTAAGTATTCGTTTTTTCGTAATTTTAATTCCTCTAATTCTTGGGTCGCGTCCGCCAAATCCTTTTCTCTTTGGTCGACGTGTTCTATTATGTGTTTAGTTATACTTTTACTCAAGTTATCTTGGTCAATATTTTCGTCGTTGAATATAACGTCACAATTTGAATGTTGTAATATATCGGTCATTAACTCATTTTGCTTTCCATTTTTACCCTTTACACTCACGGTTAAATAATATGTAAATGAACATGGGTCAATCTGTGCCGTAGATGCGGATAAACATTTCGGAATAATTAAATGCATTTTATTTGTCGTATGTTTGATGGAGCGTTTCGTGAAATGATTAAGTATACGTTTATCTTTGATACGTTTCACCAGGTTGTGTTCGTGTAATACGGGTTTTATAGTTATCGTTTGTGATTTCGGTGTCGTTTTAGTAACATCCATAGTGACACTATTTCCCATTACACCTATTCCACACCCACTTATATTTGTCGCTATAGTCGAAACTGTTATTGTCAATTCACGCCTGGTAAAATTTATAAAAGTGACATTCGTCATGGTGGAATTCAAACGCCTGGAACGACGTGTACGTTTGAGTAGCGTACACGAACCCAACTCAGTCTGACGCGGTGTGTCGTATATACACGATAACCACATAAACCGTCGACGCGATTCATTATTCGTATAGTGAAATTCTCTTAAAAATTCCTGAAGAATTGGGTCAACGGGGTTGTACCATTCAGGAAGGGAACATTCATTTGATCCCAACCAACTTGTCATTTATCTATTACGAACATTTAAAGAATTCTATATGACAATGTACAATTAATATTTGTATATATAAATGAATACATATCAAGAAGCCGTACTCAGGGGCGTTGGAGTGTTTTTATCCGTATTTTTTACCGTTGGATGGGCTAAGAGAAGCCCTATACCTAATGACGAACAATTTGCCGTCGTTATTATTTTACTCGCCATACTCACCGCGCATTTAAAGTTTAAATAAGTATAGCATTAAGATGGAGACAAATAGACACGTTCTCGTCGAAGAACCAAATGGTGATGTCCATGTGGGTGTCGACGAGAACGTCCCAGTTTCCGAACCGAATGTAGAAACGCGAATCATCATGACTACACACGTCGAATATATCAACACAGTGAAATATACTTCGATGATAAAGTTTATCATGTTCTTGTTCACCGTAGCAAATTTCTGTCTCGCGTATTATAGAGGTTTGGTAATTGATGTTGTAAATTTTAACATAAGTATCATAAGTGCTATAACTGTCCACTTTACACACCCGTTAACACTTATAGAACTAACAACACACATTATGTTCATATTAACGAGTATACCCATATGGTGTATCACACACAAATGGGTCGATGTATGGTTTCAATTAACATATGCACTCAATATGTTTCTGGGAATTAAAACGGCTGAATTCTCCTTAAGTGAATGATCATTATTCCTGGTTATAATTATCACTGTTTAGACGATTCATTGTATCATCAACTAACACCGCAGAAGACGAACAAGACGAACATAAGCAACACGCGAGCATAAAGTATACGGGGAACGTTTTAGTTGGGGTATCTAACAACATTTTGATAAAAATTAATATACAACACATACACGACAACTGTGAAGAAAGTTGTATTGGTCCCATAATTGTACCTACTCCATCAAAATCAATAAGATTCCCCGTCGAACTCATTTATAGTATATGTAATTAAATTTTTTCACATATCATTTTCAAGTTCCATAAAAGCATTTTATGTTTTGAACTTTCGACAGTACTAAAATCCTGTATGATCGACATTATTAATTCATTATCATCTTCCCCTGAAGTTCGGAACGAATGATCTTCTTTTCTAACCTGTCTAATATAATCAGCAGTTACGTAGACGATCGCATCTAAAAACTCCTCTCTTGCCATATTCAACCACGAATTATTACGCGTTCCCCAAGTACGAGTATCATCATCAACACGTACACCGTGTCCATACTTTTCACGACCCATTTCCATACGCTCTCTCACTTCTTCCAAAACACACATGCGTTATTATTGAATTAAAACTTTAATAATGTATGACAAATGTTTGTATGTGCTATAAAACCAATTGTATTATCCACAAGTCCCAAGAAACCCGAAAAGAAAAAAACGTTGAAAGATTTTTTTATTAAAATATTTGGACCAGAAATTGATCACGAAAAATTTAAAAAGGAAAATAAATGGGCAATACGTATCAAAGAAAAAAACAAAGATAAAGAATAATACCAAATATAAAATATGCCATCGGTTTGTCTCTTCCCCGTCAGTGTCCACTCTCATAGATCCGTTCGTGTGCGCGCGACGAGTGAATCAGATATCAATAAGATCATCACTCAGAACAGGCGACTCAAATCGATTTTACGTAAGACCAGGGTCACGTCTAATTGGAGAAGTAACAATAGACGCATCGTCTTGGAAGAACTCGCTTCATTTCTTGACGTGATGGATGATGTCATTGATATCATGTCTGACGAACCAGAACTAGTGACACAAGACTCACTGGATGAACACGACGATATCATGGACCTATACGAATTTTGTGGTGAAGTTCCTGATGATGTTGGATGTAAGATTTACGATGTATAAATGTAGCCTAAGTAAGAACAATACATAGATTTGTAATACAAGATGGAAACTCTCGCCCTCGTTGCAGAAAATGAACTTCTTCGCATCGAGAATGAAAGACTTACGAAAATGTGTATTACAAATAAAGTGAGGTGTCCCTACACGACTCTAAAGGGTATTCAATGTAAAAATTTATATGGAAAATGTACTTCGAAACATGGTTCACAATTAAAATAATTCACGCTCGGGACCACGCTTCACGAGATATACGTGATCATACGCATGTAAAAGAGCAACGGCGAGAATCATGGTAGAAATGATGACACCATTCATCTTACGAGCAGAGTACGCATACGCGATGATCGCACTAAGAATGACAATCTGAGCGATTGTAAGCTTGGGCATGACGAAACGTTTTTCAACCGTATCCACTTCGTCTGTAGGAGAGGGAGCTGTGTACATAGAGATCTTGTCGTAACCTGGCATTTTTTATTATATGTGAATAAAATAATGTGGTTCATACCACTTTTTGTATTCGGGCTGATGTTACATGACTACATGAAAAGTCCCATCGACCGTCTTTATTTTCAGAACATGAAACGTCCCATGTTTGGAATATTAAATAGTTTGATTGACATTTTCTTCCATTCACAAATATATCGAATACACGACTTCTCGGGTTTATGGTTAATAAAATTTCACTACAAAAAAATAAAAAAAGAATTTGACGAGATTTCAAAAACATTACATAAAAACTATTTTCACGATTCCGATCACTGGTTTGAAAAGAATGATAATTATTATTTTTATAGGGTGGAAGATTTTCCCGTGACGAATAGTTTAGTACAACAAATACCGAGTATATACAAAAATACAGCTGTATTTGCAGTCATAGAAGGTCCTATGTACATAGCACCACACCGAGCAGAAACTAATTTTTTGTTAAGATATCATCTCACCATACAAAGTGAAGATACGTGTACACTTTATACGTATAATAAATCACATGTACATGAAGATGGTCAGGCTTTTCTTTTTGATCACGCACGTTATCATGAAGTAAACAAACCGGGTAATGGTAAGCGTGTCGTATTAATATTGGACGTTCGTCGTATATAATTAAACACCGGGAAGGGTCTTCTTCTTAGCAGGCTTCTTAGCCGCGGGCTTAGCTGGGGCGGCGGGCTTTTCCTTATCCACACAGCACGTACAATCCTTTCCGGGAGGACCCTGAAGACCGTGAGGTCCTGGGGGACCCTGGAGTCCCTGGAGACCACGGGGACCGGGAGGACCCTCTAGGGCTTCGCCGCTAGTACCAGAAGAATCGACCATTTTCAAGAGTAACTCGAAGAGAGCCTTTTTATCTACACGGACGCGCTGCATCTCAGCTACGATTTCGTCACGGAGAGAAGTCATTGTAATATATATAAAGGAAATATTATCTTTAAACTAAATGTTGTTCATAGGACCCCAACTCATCACGGGTATAGGTCAACACGCTAAAAAATATCTAAGAGTTTTCCCTGGAACAGGGTATTATACCATAGGATCTCAACTTCCTGAAGATGATAATGCTCTCATTTTTCTACTTCCACTCAAGGAACACATGGAGTATGTGAAATACGCC